GAGCACCTTGAGTACGATTGGGTCAGTTAAGTGCTGCGGTTTGCTCATAGAATTCCTCTGGTGTTACTTCGGAGATGTGAACTTCATCCGAAAAAGTTAGTACTATGCAATAAGAGCAGCCCTTGAGTTCATTCAATAGGTCCTCCAATCGCTTCACGATGTTGTCAAGTCCCTCATTCCTGGTGCCAATATATCCGATGAAGTATCTCATTTCATTAGGAAGTTGAAGGCTTGAATGTAGAACTCATCTCCCACCCCATTGCCTCGCATAAATCGGTTGACGGTGTAGTAATTTAGATTCATATCTTCAGCCAAGTGAGTCATCTTGTATCTGCTTGAGAGTCGGGACCTCAACTCTTTGTAGATGAAGTCCCGAATATTCTCACCATCAGAAAGGTAAATCGTCATCGATTTCATCTGAGATTGGTTTTGATGGTGCTGCTGCTGATTCGATGCGGATATCCCATGCATTGAGGCTGACATAGTATCTGCCATTGTACTCACGACCTCTCAAGTCGAACTTGACCTCACATTCTTGACCGACTCTTGCTTTCTCCAGGAACTTCACTCGCTCATTGACAGCTTGAAATTGTACCAGCTGCGGATACTTGTCCCCGATTGAGAGCACGAACTCTCTGATGTTCATTTTCTCACTCACTTGTTTGGCTTCACCAAGGTGGTGAATGGTGCCTTTTGCTTTTAGCTCTTCCATTTTACTTATTGTTTAATTGTTCATAATACTCGTGATATAACTCTGATGCTTCTTTAAGGCGAGCAACCATCTTAGCCTCGATGTCCTCATCTCTGTCATACCAGAGTGCTGTGATTCTTTTCTCTGGGTCGATATGGTCAACTCTGTGCAGCTGGAGATTTTCGTATTCGTTTAGGAATTCATCCCAGGTAGTCACCATGCAGTAGATGAGCTCAGCACATGGCTTGTCATAGAGCATCATATAAGCTCTGAGCTGCCATTCATAGAGTGGGTTGACTGCATCTTCCACAAGTGCCGGGAATGTTTTAAGAGACCAAGGTGTTTTGATATCAATGATTCGCTGCTCACTAATGATATCAGCAGTTCCTATGAGATAGTCATTCTCGATGGTGATATCATTCTTTATATAGTCAGAAAATCTCACCGAATTCAATAAATCAATTGAGTCTTGCTCTTGCTCTCTACCCTTCATTATCTCTTTTGTGCTGAGTTCTGTGGTGTATCCGTAAAAATCCTCCTTAGCACATTCCTTGATGTAGCTCTTGGCTGTCTCTCCCATGCTGTCCTTGGCTCTGCCATTGGTCATCAGCTTACCGATTTGCGATGGATGCCATTTCATAGTGCGAGCATTTTAGATTGAGTCTCAGTGAGTGCATAGTTGGCAGCCAACTGTTCTGCTGTATACTTTCCAGCTTCGATTGATTCGAGTGCTTTCTTGAAGCGGTCATCTGTGATCGTTGGCTTAGATGCTGCACCTTGAGCTGCTGTGTTGCCATCATCATCCACAGCTTGAAGTGAGAGCAGTGACTGCAATGTACCTCTACGGAAGTAAGTGACGGCAGCGAGCACCTTTTGTGGGTCTGTGATAACTGGAAGGCTCATGAATGACTCGATGACCTCACCTGAATCGATGTCGATGATACGAGTCACCACATCATTGCCAACCACTGGCTGCAAGAGAAGCAGTCCATGCTCGTGGAGGATAGGCTCCACTGTTGTGAGCAGCGCATTGATGTCAGCATAGCTCTTTTTGAAATGTGGATTCGTTGCATTCTTAGCAACCTTTCCAATCTGCTGCTTGGCAGCGTGTAATTTTTGCCAAATGTTCATTGGCTCTGCTTTTTTTGTAGTCATAAATTGTTGTTTTGAATTGTAAATATACGCTTTTATCTGATTGATTCGCAAAACTGCTCATAAAAATTCAAGAATCCTTCAAAATCTCTTGCAATAACGTACACACCACCAGCTTCTTCGATGGCTTTCTGGTATGCTTTCTGTGCATCAGACTGTCTATCCTTGCCATACTTGACCTCAATCTTGACAGACCTCCCCTTAATCGTGGCTGAGATATCTGCTGACCCTGGTGTGCCGGTTCCCTTGGTCCACTGCCCACCGATGGCGACTCCATCAGTGCGGTATTTCTTTCGATAGACTCCCATGGTGTTGATTCGCTCGGCTTGGCAGTTGTTGAACTGAAGGAATCCGATGATTGATTTGGTCAGTGCATTGGCTCCGTTGTCATTCCATTGGTCCAGGGCAATCAGGTGCGGTGGGATGGTTGGATATTTCTCCATCTTGTACTTGAGCTGGAGGTCTTTTAGGAGTTGTCGGTGTTGTCGTGTCATTGGTTTATTGTTTTTTAGTTATGTACCACCATTTTGGTTCGATTACTTGACCGATATAAGCATCATCTTTTTCATCCACTCCGCTCCAAAATACTCTTGTCACCAGGTATTTTGTTACGAGTCCGCTGTCATCTATTTCTTTGGCTATGCCTTCAAAGTAGCAATCACCATCTTCGACATCAAGAATGTGGTCACCTATTTTATAATTCTGTTTCATTGCTTCGCTTGTTCATTAAGTTCATCCCAAATATCATCATCTTCTGGAGTAGGTTTCGGAGTTCCTGACTCGAGAAGGAAGTATCTTCCATTGTGATTGCGCCCTTTGGTGACGTTGTAGCCTTTATAATCAGCATACGACTGCACCCATTTGAGGAATCTGCGTGGCTCGAGCTCCTTGAATGATGTGAACTCAGAGGTGAACTCTTGAATCTTGGTGCCGTTGTAGTTGTAGATGTCAAGCGGTAGGTTGCCTTCCTCTACCCAATCAAAGAAGTCTTTGCACGTTGCCTGGATGAATCGTTTGGCATCTGCGTTGATGCTGATGGCTTTCATCAATCCATTTGTTAGGTACTTTTGTAGGTTCTTGACCATATAGTTGTCGAATCGAAGCCAATCCTCATCACCCCAGGAGTCGAATAATAGGCGACCATACTCATCAAGTGGACTGCGCTTTGAGTGAAAGTACTGATAGAACTCCAGCTCGTGACGTCTGCGATCATGAGAAGAGCCGGCACCACTGATGACGTAGTTGGTGGTGATGACAATCTTTGGCGAGCGGTTGAATGGAATGAATATCTCATCCTTATTCTTTCTGTTGACGGTGATTCCCTCTGTGATGAGGCTGAATAGCTGCTCGAAGTCAAATGCTTTTCGCACATCATCAAATGCCAGAATCTGTGTGTCCAGGTTGACTCGCTGATAAACGAAATCAGACTTGGATGGATTGAAGCTCTTGCCATCTATCTTGACAACTCTGCGCAGATTGCCAAGTGCAGCAAGCATGAGTGACTTGCCAGAGCCACCATTCGGGTTGTCATCGATTTCTTGGTCATTGAAGATGATTGCTTTCTGGTCGGTCTTGTCTTTGAAGGTGTGCATCAGATAGCCGAGTGTGGTCTCAAGTGCATCCACTCTGCCGCTGTCATCTGCTGACACCTTGCTAACGAAATCTTGAAAGTCATTGGTGCAGTCATCCAACAGAGTAAAATCTCGCTCAATGATTTGATTCTCCCAGATGTAGCCATCAACATCGATGTAGCTCTTGAGCTCGACTTTGTTCTTGGATATCTTGGCAACACCATTCTTGAATGGGATATAAGACGCATCCTTGCTATCCTGGAGCATCAATATGTTGATGCTGTCAATCATATTGATGAAGTTCTCATTGAATAGGAATGCATTTCGGGAGCAGTAGTTCCAGACATCCATCTCACCCTTGCTTTGGAGATAGTTTAGCACAAAGTCCTTGATTTGTTCAGCCGATGATATCTTGACCTTGTTCTCCTTGACTCTCACAAAGGTTGGCTTCTCAGCGTTCTCAGGATAGTACTTGTTGAATCCGTTCTTGACCAAGAATTCAGCATAGTTTGATGGCTGAATCGTGATGCCACCCTTCTCATTGACTGACCAGAAGATATCATCGCCAGTCTGAATCTCTTTTTTGATGTCCTCAATGACATCCTCTCTGACGTTCAGCTGCTTCTTGATATCATCGTCAGCGATGCCGCTCTTGAGCTTCTGACGTACTCTCTGAAAGGTATCTTTATCTTCGAAGTATTTGATGCCAAATGAGGCTTTCTTGTATGCCGAGCGAATGGTTGTGACCATCTCTTGCTCGCTGAAGCTGGAGCCTTGAGCATACTTGGTCCAGATGTACTGCTCTGCTGTGTCCTTTGAGATGCCATACTCGCAGAGCACAGCTGCTAATTTGAACACAAATTCATTGCGACTGCCCTCCTCGAATTGACATCCATGGTCAAATCGCTCAATGAGGCTGATTATTTTGTCCTCATCGGATAGTATGCAGATGGGAGTGCGCTCAGTGTAGCTGAAGCCCTGGTCTTGTTCGATGCCTTCAAACACCTGGCAGAACTCATTAAAATAGATGTCAGGGTCATATGATTCGAAGCACACACGGCTGACGTTGCTGTTCTTTGTATCGAAGTATTCGCTATCGAAGTACTTGCCGAATGCAGTGAATCTGCGCTTGTGCTCAACCTTGTCCGACTTCGGTATTCTGATGACAGCTTTCAAGCCATTTCCAGATGGTGATGTGAACACCATCATCACATGGGGGTCAGCAATCAGCCGCTTCCTTTCCTCCATCATCAGCTTCTTGGTTGGATATTGGTCGAAGTCAAGGATGCATAGACCAGAATGCTCAACCAAGCTGCTGTCATTGCGCTCGGTGAAGGTACCATTGAACATGATGGCATTCAGTGACGACTTGAGGCGGTCATGCTCGGGGTCAGCCTTCTCCAGTGATCGTATGGTTGTCACCTTTTTGATGAGGTCAGGATTGCCGAGTCTGATGCGGTTGTATACCTCCTGAATGGACAATTCAAAAGGTGTTTCTTTGATGTTAAATAGTGATTTAAAGATTGAAACTTTCATAAAATGTTGTTTTGTGGGGTGTAAATATACGCATTTCGTGACGGTAATTAGGTGTTTCGTGACGATGCGTGACAATAAATATGCAAATCTTAAGGGTTAAATTTCTGATATTGTGCAACTTAACATTTTTGCGTGACGCTGACGCTCTCAAAAATTTTTTGCTCTTGTTGTGTTTGCCATTACTCCAGTAATCGGTACAATAGAGAATCCGTCATATCGTCACACCATACAGCCCTTTTTTGATATCTT